CTACCTGGAAAGCGTGGATCGATCTCTCCGGCTACGGCGGTTCTAACCCGGATCTCGATAGAAACATCGTCTTCGGGGTTGGTACGGAGAGAATGCGGATCAATCTCAACGGTTACGTTGGAATAAACAATCCTGGGCCGACCACATGGCTGCACGTCAAGGGCACGGCTAACAGTGCTGTCGCCATCGAGTGCGAGCAGGGCTTCATCCAGTCCAACGGCGGGCTGTATGTGGATGTCGCGACGAATTACAATTCGATTCAAACGGTCGGCGGCATCGTGGCGCTGGGGCGCATCGGCGTCTTCCCGGCCTTTACTCCGGATTTGGGCTCAGGCCTGACCGGCGTGACCGGTCTCTTCGTCACTAAGGACACGACAAATAACCTTCTCGTAGACGTTTACGATACGACACCCGGCGGCAACAACAGCATTGTGCCAGGCTTCGTCGGGCGACGCGCCGCTTACACCGGGACGCCAGGTAGCGGCGCGTTTGGCAATCTGGTGAGCGGCGCAACGCTCATGGCGATTGGCGGCCGCGGCTCCACCAGTAGCGGGTTCATCAGCGCCGCCAGCGCCGTTATCAGCTTCGTCACCGCCGAGGCGTGGTCAACATCAACGCTAGGCACCGAGATCACATTCAACGTCACTCCGGTGCTTCAGGCAACGCGCTACGCCAAGATGTGGTTGCGGCAAAGCGGGCAATTGGAAGTGCGCGGGATCGTGTACGGAGAGAATCCGTTCTACACGACGCAACAACAAGCCACGCAAGCTATCGGGTTATTGTTGGACAACGGGAACCTGCGCCTGGCCGACAGCAACGGCGGCGGCGCGCTGATGATGACCGCCGCGGCCGCCAGCGGCAACCTCCCAGTGCCGGGTTTTGGCGTCGGCGGCATCGCGTATCAATCCGGCAGCACGTTTTGGTACTACAACGGCAGCAGCTGGGGCACGATCAACTTCGCGGCCACGGGCTCGGGCATCACCTCGGTAAACGGCATGAGCGGGCCGGCGATCTCCATCGCGGGAAGCACTGGCGTGACAGCTGCCAATGCATCGAATACCGTCACGCTCTCCATTGGCCAGCCGGTGGCCACCACCAGCGACGTGACGTTTCGTTCGGTGCAGTGCTCTGGCAACGGCACTGGCGGCATTATTTTTCAATACAGCGGCGGCACGAACTTCCAGGTGGACAACCTCGGCAATGTGTCCTGTATGCAGATCAATATCAACGGCATTCTGTCCGCTGATAGCGGCGGCAAATGGCTGAGAACGGTGCAGACCAATAACCACGTGTATGGTGGCGATTTCGGGATAATTGGTGGAGGCGTAACTGGATTCGGCGATCATACCGGCTACACCGCTAACAGCGGCGCCACGGTGACTCTGGTAATCAGCGGCGTCACCACGAACGTGAAAATTATAGGTGGCATCATCTGCAAAGAGACAGGTTAGATTGGAGACTTAATGGCAAGAGAAAGAACGATACCAATGACCGTAGTTCAGAGGTTGGGGCTGGAAAATTTGCTGGCCGACCAAAAGGGCAAACGCGAGGAGATTCGGGTCTGGTATAACATCCGCCAGAAGATCCGCGTCAACTCCGAGGAGAGGCGCAAGTATCTCAGGCCGACCGCCACGGGCGGCATGGCCTTCGATGACGCGGCGGCCGAGCAGGCCGACTCACGTGGGCTGTTCGACGCGAGCCTCACCGACGATGAGGTGCGCCGGCTGATCAAGCTGGGCGACTCGCTCGAGATCTCGGCGGGAATGCTGGACTGGCTGGAGCCTCTGCTGCAAGTGCTTGAGACGAAACCCGATACACAACTGGTAGAAAGGATCGACGCGCGATGATGACCTACGCAGAGTCCGCCCAGCTGATGGTGGACATGAACTTCAGGGGCCGGGTGAAGGTGGCTGGCCTCAATTACGCCACGAGCATTATGAACGAGGAACCGACGGTCGTGGCGCACAACGCCAGGCTGCGCTGGGCGCAGTCGATGTATCAGCAACCCGATGCGATAGCCGCGCAGCTACAGCCTCCGGTGGTGCAGGACCCGGCGGTTCAGAACGCCGGCGCGGAGATCGACGACGCGGCCTTGCAGCTGGCCACTGAGACGGTGGTTAACAAGATCATCTGACGGCCAATTAATAGTGGGGGCTCTCTCGGCCTTACTCGGGAGATCCCTTATATCGTTCGGCTACTCGATTCATTACTTCTGTTAAACGCCGCACACCCGCGCCCGAAATTTGCTTTTCCGCCCTTGTCTCTGAATTGTCACTCGCATAATATGCAACCAATCTTTCTTGCCTCGGTTCGCCACGGTTGTAAAAAAAGAGGAAAGGAAACTGACTGTGATATACAACCCGAAATGCCGCGCACCCGGTGAGATTATTTTTTTGTCGCCGGAAGATGCGGATCTGAAAAAAACCTGCACAATCACATGTTGCTAACTGAATACAACTCCAGTAGACAGGCGTCCATGTTAGACGCCACCTCGACCACTTAGAGACGCCCGGAAGACGCCTCTAAGACGCCTACCTGCCTGCTTTGAGGAGACTTGCCGAACTATAACTGTTGACAGCGGACGCCCCTCCCCCGTATAAATTGAGACGCCGCCGAAACTACTAACAGTAGCCAAGCTGGCGACACTGTGGAGTCAGCCAGCAATTCGGAGATCTCTGTCTTATGGTGCAAGCGACACAAGAAGAAAAACGGTTTGGTATTCGGAGCGTGCCGAAAGACGTCATGGACATGCTGGCGGAGCTAGAGCGCTGGTATGCGGAAGACGGCGAAGGCAAATACACGCGCTCCATGATCTGGGTGAAAGCGCTGCGGCGGCTACACCACGAGGAGAAGCGCAAACGGAAAGGGGCGGCCGCATGAGGCGCGGCAGCCGCAAGTGCGACCGCTGCCGGAAGGCGGGCGTGTCCTTCTCGCCCGGCGGGCACTGGCTCTGCCCGCTGCACTGGCGCGTGTGGGTGCTGCTGCTCGACCGCGAGGTGCACGGCCTGGATGGCGACGGCGTCGTGCGGCCCCGGAGGAGGGTGCGGCGATGACCTCCGAGCAGCTGGAGGCCAGGCGGAAGTTGATCACCGGCACGCGCATCGGCCCGATCTGCGGCCATCCGTTCTACTTCACGGCCTTCGATGTCTGGGCGGATATGAAGGGCTTCACGCAGCCGGCTGAACCATCGCCCGAAATGCTGCTGGGCGTGGACCTGGAGCAGGCCATCGTGCTGAACTGCTACCCGCGCCTGACGGGCCGCAAGACTACCTGGGGCAATGAACTGGTGCGGCATCCTACGATCCCGTTTCTGGCGGCCACACCCGACGGCTATACGCCGGGGCGGGTAGTGGACAGCAAGGTGGTGAACTACTTCCAGCGCCACCACTGGGGCGCGACTATCGACGAGATCCCCGGCGCGATACAGACGCAGATCATGTTGCAGATGGAAGTCTGCGGGTGCGAGGCCGGGGACGTGATCGCGCTGATCGGCAGCGAGACGCGCGTGTATCCGATGCAGCGCGACCGGGAGGCCGCCGCCGCCATGATCGCGATAGCCGCGCACTGGTATCGGACCTTCATCGAGGGCGACGCCATCCCGCCCGTTCCGGGCAGCGACCGCGCGGCGCGCGCCTTGCAGCAGATGTTCCCGAGGAATAAGCGACCGCTGCGCAGCGCCACCTCGAAGGAGCAGGACTTACTCATAGACTTGGCCGTCCAGCGGCGCAAGGAGCGCGAGGCCGTGACGCGCAAGGACCAGCTGGAGAACCTGCTGCGCCTGGCCATCGGAGACGCCGACGGGCTGGAGTGGCCTAGTGGAAAGCTGACCTGGAAGAAGGCCAAGGACACCGAGAAGATCGACTGGCAGTCGATGGCCCTGGCGCTGCTGACGCACTACGTCAAGGACGAGACCGCGCGCAAGAAGCTGCTGGAGGACTACACGCGTGTGACACCGGGCGCCCGCCGGCTGCGGTTCGATTCGCGTCTGCTGAAGGAGGACGCCGAGGAGGAGGCCCATGCGGGATCTGCTGCCTGACCCGTGGGAGGGCTTCGAGGCTTCCAGCACCTTCGCCGATCAGGCCCCGCAGGTCGATCCGCATTCGGCGCACGGGCACATCGTGGTGGGCGTGAATTATCTGCGAAGCCGGTTCCGTGGCGGCGGCAGCGAAACGCTGCGGAACAACCTGCAGGGCGAAGCGCCCAACCGCCAGCGCTACTGGTTCCGCGACACCGCGGCGGTGCGCCGGGAACTGGGAATGGAAGAGGCCAAATGATTAGGTTGGGAGGGCCTATGGGATTAGTGATCCTAAGCGACTTACGAAAGCTGGAATACGGGTGGGGCGGCGGCAGCGAGGAGCCCCCCACGGTGGAGGCGCTGCGGGTGGCCGAGGAGATCGCCAGCACTACGCCCACGGTGCACGCGCGCCGTGACGGCGGCCTGACGATCGAATGGCGCAACCGGGCGCGGCAGCTGCTGCTGGAAATCTCGATCACGCCAGAGGGGGCGCTGGAGGCCGAATGATAACCGCCGAGGAACTGGAGATGCGCGTGATCCGCGCCGAGAAGCTGATGCTCGAACTGCTGGGCCGGGTCGGCAAGCGGCTGGAGTGCCGGGGGCCGCACTGCCACGCGCCGGTCTTCATGGTGCGGCATCAGAACGGAGTATTGGGGATCTACAACCTGGATGGCGAGAGCCATTTCGTAACGTGCGTTGACCGGGCGTTATTCAAGCCACCGAAAAAGGAGCATTCATGATCCTGGATCTTTCCTACGAAACCGTCGAGGAACTGCGGCGCGAGAGAGAGCCCGCGTTCCATACGACAGCCGATCCCGACGGAGCGGCCGGCCTCGTGATTATCGTGGCCAACCAAGCCGCTTGGAGCCTGTTGCTGAAAGCGGCCGCGGCGCACTACATCGAGCCGCCGGTGCTGTATTCCGTGCCGGTGCCGGAGCGGCTGACGGGGTTGCGCGGCAAATCGCTATGGCGCAGACGCGACGTGCCCATCGACATCGGCCAGGGCGGGAGGTCGAAATGACCACCCCCCTACCCGCGCAGGAGGGGCCCGTCGTAGACGTGGCGCCCACCCCGCAACCGATCCCCGTCCCGGAACCGGCGCCGCAGCCGCGTACGCGCATCACTGTCGAACTGCTCAAGCTGCTGCCCGATACCGAGCAGAAGGACCGCTACGTGAACACGCTGATCGAGGCCGAGATGGAACGCGAAGCCTTCGAGATGGACCAGCGGCGCGCGCGGGTGTTCGCGATGTCCGGGGAGTTCGCCGATATCCGGGGCGCGACGCAGGAGCAGTCCATCGCCAAGGCGATGTCGAAGATCGAGCTAGGCCGCACCTGGGGCTTCGGGCCGGGGGACAGTATGCAAAGCATCTACTGGACCAACGGGCGCCCGAATATCGAAAACAAGCTGGTGGCCTCGAAGCTGATGCAGGCCGGGTGGGCCTGGGACACCGAGTTCGATTTCGACCAGACACAGGTGAAGGGAAAGCCCTACAAGCGGTGCATCGGCTGCACGCTATGGCTCAAGCGCTGGGACGCGGCTTCGCAGAGCTACAAGCCGGTCATGAACAAGAAGGGCGAGCAGGTTTCAGAGTTCTTCACGCTGGCCGAGGCCGAGCAGATCCAGGTCTACGAGAACAAGGAAAAGAAACCGCTGTCGGAGAAATTCAACTACCTGGCGTGGCCGCGCGAGATGTACTACTGGAGGTGCGTCGCGCGCGTGCACAAATTCCACGCGCCGCACGTGCTGCGCGGCGGCCTGATCCGCGAAGAGGCGCTGGACGTAATCCCCGGCGACGCGCCGCCCGAGATGCTGCCGCCCGAGTTGCAGGAGGCAGCGGCCTCGCCGGTCGAGCAAAGAAAGCAGTCGATCCGCGACAGCCTGCTCGAGCAGCAACGGATTCTGGAGGGGCAATGACCGAGCCCGAGGACGAGCGGCGGCGGCTGTGGGAGCACGCCGTGCTGCAAGCGCTGGAGAGCCTGCCGAGGAGCACGCAAACCAGCGTAGGGGCGGCCCACGCGGCGCAGGCCATTCAGTGCGGCGACATCATTCTGGAGGCCTGGGACGCCCGGTGGGGCAAGCGGCCGCCAGCCATGGCCGCGCGCCGGAGACTGGCCAATGGGAACGACTCATAGCTGCTTCGATCACCTGGATTACCGCCAGGCCGAGAGCGTGGAGACGCACGGCCTGGACTGCGGCCCGTATGAGCGTCACTTCGAGCAGTGGGTTCTTTGTCTGGAATGTGGCGCGACCTATACCGACGAGGAAGCCGGCAAGTTAGTCGCCAAGGAATTGGAGGAGGAGTTTATGTCAGACGTAGTAATACCAACGACACCCGCGCCGCCTGACGGCGGTTTGCGAGACAGCATCGGGCAGCTGCCGACATTGCCGGCGACGCCCGAGGAATTCAACAGCGAGATGCACGACGCGCAGGTCGCGGAATTCGGCGACCCGGAAAATTGGCAAATGAATACCAGGATGGGTCCGGAGCCAAGCCCGGTCTGCGCGTTCCCGAGCCTCTACTTTCTCGGCTATGTGACCGTGAGCCTGCCGCAGGGCGGGTTCCGGCAGGAGGCGCCCAGATATTGCGGCACGGGCTATGCGGCGGCGATCATGCTCAACTTCACGCAGAAGTATTTCGACGCCGACGCATCGATGTATTACGACTGGCCGCAAGACGACGAGTATGGCGGCGGGTATTCCTCGAACCGCAAAGTGCCGTGGCTGAAGTCTGGCACGAAGAAGGCCAATGTGGGGCTGATGGCCGAGTATTACATTCACGGATATCCGCCAAATCGAGCGATGCTCGCAGCGCTCGCCGAGTTTCGATAGGGGGCTTGCTGTCCGGTGCGCTGGCCTACGGTCACGTGCGGGCTCTGTGGTTGCGTTGTGTGAGGTGTACCGCAAGGCGCGCTGAGGTGTGGTAAGGCCCCGTGAACCAGCGCTACGTGCGGTGTTGTAAACTCAGCGGCCTTTATGCTTCTGTCTTGTTCGGCGAGGCTTGGTCTCGTTGGGGCCGGTGTATTGAGGTTAGGTAACGCGAGGCGCGGTCTGGCGGGGCAATGTGAGCCGACCTATGGTGGGTTGTCGTTTTGTGAACTGAGGCGGGCCGGGCAGGGAGCCGAGAACTCCTGGCCGGCCCGAAACCAAATCAACTGTGGTGAACAATTGAGGTCGAGTAAATTATGGAACGTTTTCGCATCACGCTCAAGGGGCTTCCGCCCGGAATGCTCCAGAACAAGATGGGCATTAATGAACTGCTGGCGCTGCGCGATAAGACCACAAAGAAGTCCAAGGCGGCGGCGCGGCCATCGCTCGAAGACGAAGCGGCGTCGCACGTACATTACAACGCCGACATGCAGCCGTGCGCGCCTAAAGACATGCTGATGGCGACTCTTATCAACGCGGGCGTCTTCATCCGGCTGGATCAGAAACGCCAGCTTTCCACTAAGGAATCGTCGCTACTGCCGGGACTTTTAATTCTGGAGGGCGAAAGTTACCCGCTGCTTCTGCCGGGCGATGGAGAGGAGGCAGGTTGGGGCTTGTCGCCCTGGCGGTATGAGGTGCGGCAGGGCCGCAATCCGAACGGCGGCGAGGCGGTCTGCATTGTGCGGCCCCTGTTTGAAAAGTGGGCCGTCAGTTTCACGGCGCTTCTGGACACCAAGGAACTGCCCGAGGACACGTTCTTACGGTTATTCAGCCTGGCCGGGTCGCGCATCGGGTTGGGCGATTTTCGTCCGCAGCGAAAGGGGACCTTCGGCATGTTCGCCGTCATCCGCTGGCAGAAGCTGGGTGAAGACTCGTTGATCTGGGCGCCAAAGGTACTTGAGCCTGCGGCGTAGGTGCTGTTGGGTTGGGCCGCGCTGGGTGGCGCGAGGTGGGGTCTCGTAAGGTTTTCTAAGGTGTAGAGTGGCGCGGCGGGGTTAGGTCCAGTTGTGTGTAGCAAGGTTACCCTCGGTCTCGTATCGTAATGTGCGGTTTAGTTATGTCCCAGCATGTGACATTGACTTGGTTCGAGCATCAGATCGCTTACTTCTGCGGGACGATGCGAGGGATCGAGTCAGCGCGTCTGGGCTACCGGCCTGTGGTATGGAACGGCGATCCGAAACAGAACGACCACCAGAGCGCTGCGGCTGAACTGGCCGTGGCGAAATATATCAACCGCTTTTGGCGGATGGGTGTGAACACCTTTAAGGAACCCGATGTCGGCGCCAGCATCGAGGTGCGATGGACTCCCGAGCCAGCCGGCTGTCTGGTGGTACGCCCGCACGATCATGATGACCGGCCCTATGTACTGGTGCGGGGATTGGCGCCCGACTTTGAAATCGTAGGATACGTGCGCGGCGTCGAGGCGAAGCGCGAGGAATGGCGGTGCGATCCGGGCGGCCGCGGAGTCTGTTACATGGTTCCGTCCGCCGCCCTGCGCGAGCTAAAGGAGCGAAATGACCAGACAATATGAAACCATCGAACACCGGTTTACGCCCGACGAGCTACGCGAGTTAGGCGCGGAGTTAGGGCGGGCCAACCAGCAGATCTACGATCTGCGGACGCAGAAGGCCAACGTGGCCTCCTCGATGGCGTCCTCGATCAAGGACGCGGAAGCCCACGCGGCTGCGCTAACTCTCAAACTGAACCAGCGCTTCGAGACACGGGAAGTAGAGGTGACTCCCGAGTACGATTCACCCGAGCCTGGCAAGAAGACGCTGTACCGTTGCGACACCGGGGCGGAGTTGAAGGTAATGGCGATGACAGAAGAGGACCGCGCGCGGGCCGAGGCCGAGCGCCAGCACGCGCTGCCATTTACGGACGAATAGGCCCTATTCTCAGTTGCCAAGAATATAAAGTAAAATATATGTTATGCAATCACATTCGAGTAGTAGCAGTAAAGAGAAGAACAAAGAGAAGCTCAAGTTACCATTCCGGCTGGGCAGCATGGACTGGCACGGCCAGGTATGGTGGATCAATTACCGCGACCCGGATGGCACGGTGCACTGGGAGAACAGCGGCGAGCGGGACGCCGACCGGGCCTTGCGCCTGCTGGCCAAGCGGTCTCTGCCCAGAGCCATCGCGGCGGTGGACGCCTTAAGGGAGATTATCGCCAGTGGCCCCCCGCAAACCCCCGCCAATGAAAGTAACCGTGAAGCCGGGAAGCGACGAAGCGCTGGGCGACGTGTGCGCCGTAAAGCTGCTGCGGCTGATCGAACGGCTGGAAGCAAAACTCAGGGCAAGGGAGGCCGCCAATGACAGCCCCCCGAAAGAATAACCTGCCCTGGTTTGTCTACATCCGGGTAAGTTCCAAGGATCAGGGCGATAAGTACGGTCCCGCGCGGCAGATAGAAACCATCCGGGCATGGCTGGCGGCCAACGAGCCGGCAGTGCGCGTGCCGGGGCTGGACGCCTGTGTCATCAATCCGCGGGAAGTGCGGGCCTCGGAGTACATCGGCTTCGACAAGCAGACGGGGAAGAACGACGACAGGCCGGATTTCCAGCGGGGCTTTCAGATGGCCAAGGACCGGCGCATCGGCGGTTTCATCGCGCTGCGGCTGGATCGCGTGGCGCGCAATGCGGGCGACGCCTATGCTCTGCGGGCCAGACTGAAGCGCATGGGCGTGCGGCTGGAATTCGGCACGCAGAGATTCGACGACTCGGCGACGGGCGATCTGATGTACAGCGTCTACGCGGGCTTCGCCGAACTGGAGGGGCGGCTGATTCTGGAGCGCACGGCGGAAGGCCTGCTGGGGCGCGTGTGCGGGGACAAGCTATTCCATAGCCCGAATTCGGTGCCGTATGGCTACACCTACGTGGATGACGAGGTAGCGCGGAAGCATCCCGAGGCGGTGCGGGGGCGGGCGATTATCAATCCGGAAGAGGCCGCTGTGGTGCGGCGCATATTCCGGCTGTACGTCGAAGAGCGGATGAGGGCGCGCACGATCATGGCGCTGTTAAACCGCGAGGGCGTGAAGACGCGCCGGGGCTGTGGCTGGTGGCGGGAATCCGTCATGCACGTTCTGAAGAAGGCGGATATGTACGCCGGGGGCGCCTTCAAACTACGGATGGGCATCGAGGCGGCCAAACGCGCCCATCTGGCGAGTGTGGAGGAGCAGGGCGAGAACGCGCTGCCGCTCGATCTGAGCGGCGTTACCGAGGCGCGGCTGGAACTACCGCCGATCATCGACGCTCAAACGGCGCGGCGGGCCGATGCGATCCGCAAACTGAATCAACAGAAGGCCGGGCGTCCGACGAAGGAGAATCCATTGAGCAAGATGGTGTACTGCTCAGAGGACGGGGGCGAGGGCCGATGCGGCGGCCTGTTCTATTTCCGGCGGAAGGGAACGCGGCTGCGGATCGGCTATTGCTCGCGGTCGGCCTTTCTGCATGTGGGCGACGCCAGCAGGCATCAGTGCCGCGCGAGCGAAATTGCGGCGCACAGGCTGGAGGAGACCGTAAAAGAAGCCTTGAAGGATCACCTGCGCCGGCCGGAGGTGGCCTACTCGGCGGCCATGCGGGCCTACCGGAAGGAGCACGGCGCGGACGCCCATCGGATGCGGGAGAACGGAGAAGCGCGACTGAAGGGGCTCAGGGAGCAGCAGGCGCATTTCGGTAACCTGCTTCTGAACGCCGCCATGAAGAAGCTGCACGCCCGCGCCGAGCGGCAGTTTTCCGAACTCGAGATCGAGATTCAGGATCTGAGCCGGGAACTGCGCCTTGCGCCGGTCAGCGTGATATATTCGGAATCCTCGATTGTGGAGGCCTTCGCGCGGCGGCTGGCCGCCCTCGAAGCCATTGAAACCTACGAGGAGATGCGGGCGTTTTTCGAGGCTACCTTAGAGCGGGTAGATTTCAGCGCCCGTAGAAACGAAGTGGTGATCACGGGCTCCATTCCGCTTCTGAGTGCGGCAGCGGGCGACGGTGGGGAAAATGGGAATGGGCGGCAAGCCGCCGATTCCAATTTTACACAGTCGCTACCGTTCGTAATCCGTAGAAAGCTAAGGGCCGCGTGAGCGGCCTTCCGGCCCCGAGCCGCTGTCCGGCGACCCCGGATGGCGGCTTTTTCGTCGATGGGCCGCTGTGGCGCATGTCCTACAGCAGCGCCCGCGATGCGCTACCCCTGGCCGACCGGCACTACAGCCGCAAGACCCCCGGCAGCCATAAGCTGACGCCGCCGGGGCGGTGTCTGGTGCTGATGGCGGCCTGGGATCTGGCGATCTGGGCGACCTCGTGGCCCGCCTACTCCAACAACCGCTGGCCGGGGGCGTGGATCAATTCGCTGTTCCGGCGCGAGGGCGGGCCGCAGGCCAGCGTGCTGATCCGCCAGGCCGTGGCCGCGACGCGCTGGTATTGGCCCGAGGTTCCGGCGCTGGGCATGGTGACGTTCGTCGATCCGGCGAAGATCCGCCCGAGGCGCGCGGGCTGGGGCAAGTGCTACCTGAAGGCGGGCTTCGAGGAGGACGGCAGAACGCAGTGCGGATCGCTCGCCTTGCGGATGCCGCCCGACCGGATGCCGCCGCCGATGGCGCCAGCGGTAAGCGCACTGTTCCTGGAGGCCGGATCGGCCTATGCAGGCGCTTTATAAAATGGCCGCTGCGGCCGCCAGCAGGCCCGCCATTCAATCGGCGGGCCGGGGGGCCTGCTCTATACCCCCCCTGTGTATCGATCTCTTTTGCGGCCTTGGCGGCTGGGCCGAGGGGTTTCTGGCGGAAGGCTACCGGGTGATCGGCTTCGACATCGAGCGGCGGCCCTATCCGGGGCGGCTGGTGTTGCAGGATGTGCGGACGCTCGACGGGGCGCAGTTCCGCGATGCGGCGATCATCGTGGCGTCGCCGCCCTGTCAGGAGTACAGCTACCGGGCGATGCCCTGGAAACGGGCGAAGGCGCTGCCGCCGCCCTCGAACGAACTGTTCGACGCCTGCTTCCGCATCCAGCGGGAGGCGACCGCCGCGGCCGGACATTACGTGCCGATGGTAGTCGAGAACGTTCGCGGCGCGGAGAAGTGGGTCGGCCATGCGCGCTGGCATTTCGGCAGTTATTTTCTGTGGGGCGACGTGCCGGCGCTCATGCCCAAGGTGTTGCAAAGCCATCGCAAGGTGCCCACCTACAGCGACCCGCGCCGGAATGGAGGCCGGACCGTGCATCTGACATCGCCCCAGGAGAACGCGCGGGCGCTTCCGGCCGAGGGTCTGAAATTCGGCGGGCACTGGTGGCGCGGCACGAACGAGCTAATCCAGAAGAACTCCAGCCATAGTCCCGCGCGCAAGGCGGCGGCGGCGCTGGTGGCGAAGATCCCCTTCGACCTGGCGCAGCACATCGCGCGGGTCTACAAGCCGGAGGACGGCCAGGGGGGAGTGTGACCCGCTGGCGCCTGACATCGCCAGTGGTGAAGCTCACCGAGAACGACGTGGAGCTTGCCTGCCTGCAGGTGCTCACGATCAAACGCTACTGGTACGCCAAGCTGCACGCCGGGACATTCAAGAGCGCCGACGGGCTGCGCTGGCTGAAGGGGGTTCCCAAGGGGACGCCGGATTACACCGTGCATCATGGGCGGCACCGCGGATTCCTGCTGGAGGTGAAGCGACCCGGCGGCAGGCTGTCGCCCGATCAGGAGGTCCAGATCGCCATGATCCGGCGGCAGTTCGGACTTCCTATAGCTGTAGTTTCAACGGTTGAGGAACTGGCGGCCTGGCTGGCCGAGCACGAGAGATCGCCCTAAAAAACTGAAGGTGCGCCCAGAAGTAGCGCACCCCAGTTTCTGCAAATCACATTTTTCCTGGGCCAACATTCCCGGAGCGCAAACCATTTCAAGCAAACGCACGGGGCCGAGGGGCCAGGGGCTTTTTCCTTTATAGCACGAGAACGCGATGCGAATGCCGTTCGGCAAACACAAGGGCGAGGATATCCGGACGCTACCGGACGGGTATCTCAACTGGCTCTATCGGTCGGCTGACCTCTACGGCGACTTGGCAGCGGCGGTGGAGTTTGAATGGCGCTTGCGCAACGAGGAGCCGTACGAGGAGCCGGACGAACCGGACGAGCCGGCCGCCGGTGATTTCGCGCTGGCCGACCCAGCGGATCGTGCTCTGCTTGCAGAACTTGTCAGCGCCGGATTCCGGGCGCTGGCCATGAAATACCATCCCGACCGGGGCGGCGACCCGGAGCGGATGGTGCGGCTGAACCGCCTGATGGAGCGGCTACGGGGAGCGCTGGCCACATGAAACGCCACATTCAGATCGACTTGGAGCTTTTAGGGATGCGGGTGCCTCACGCGGTGCTGATAATCTACGGCCTGCTCAGGCTGCACGCCTGGAAAAACGGCGAGTGCTGGCCGACACAGGAAACGCTGGCCGAGGAGAGCGGCCTGAGCCGACGTCACGTAATCCGGGTTTTGGCAGAGTTGCAGCGGCTGCGGTTGATCGAATGCAGGTGGGGCCCGGCCAGCAACCGATATCGGCTGCTCGACCCGGACCCGGCTTGGATCAAGTCCCAGATCGGACAGAAACGGCCGATCTCAGATGTGCCAAATTGTCACTTCAAAAGTGACAAGATGTCACCTCCAGCCGATGTGACAGGATGTCACTCCAGATGTGACATGGATGTCACACAGAATAGATTCAAGAATAGAAAAGACCCCCCTACCCCCCAACCCCCGCCCCCCGAGGGGGGCAGGGGAGCTACGCCGCGACCGGTCGAAACCGCGGCTTCTGATGACGGGGAGCAGCAACAGCAAGCAGCATTGCGCGAAGACGCTTTTGCTGTTGCTGCTTTCCTCGACGTGGATCTGCAAACCGCAGCTGCGTTCCTGGGAAGGTGCCGGGCGGCCGATCCCGGCTGCACGCTCGCCGACATCCAGGCCGAGATCACCCAGATTGCCAAGAGCCTGAGCGCAAACCGGCGGAACCCCACGGGCATCTACCTCACCCAGGTTCCGGCCCGCCTGGCGACAAAGGCCGAAACCGCGAAGCGAAAAGGCGAGAAGCAGGCCGCTGCGCCCAACGGCCACGATTTCGCCGCCGAGGCGGAAGAATTGCGCCGTCAATGGGTTGGCATGGATGAGAGCGAACGCAACTGGTGGCGGCGCGAGCGCCCCGAACTGATCCCCGATGAATGGAAAACCGGCTGAATCCCATTGACTCCGCAGAGCTTAACGCATTCCTGAGGCTTGTAATCTTCGATACAATGAAATAGTAGAAAGTAGTAGAAAAGGTAGTCGAATACAAAACAGAGGGAATAGAATGTTTAATCTGCAAATCACAGAGCTTTATACCGGGGGCCGCCTATGAGCGGCCGATGGAGTGAGGGACGCTGCGAGCGCTGCGGCAAAGAGACCCGCATGACGATCATGTCGATGTTCAACACCGAGGTGATCTGCATGGCCTGCAAAGACCTGGAGGAGCAAGACCCGCGCTACGCCGAGGCGCGCGCCGCCGACGAAGCGGCCATCCGGCGCGGGGATTACAACTTTCCTGGCATCGGGAGGGACCGATGACCTGGATCAACACCCCGCTGGCGGCGATCAACCTGGAGCAGGTCTGCCGCATCAGCTTCCGCTACATGGACGAGCGGCACGATGTGATCGACAGCTTCGTGCTGCACATGGCCGACGGGACCGTGGTGCCGCTGGATTACACCGACCCCGGCTTCGACGAAATCAGCATCATGCTCACGGAGGAAGGCTTCACGATGACCACGCGGGCGGCGCTGCCCGATCCGCCGCCGCCCCCGGCCAGCCGCAAGACGAGGCGCTACTACGTCATGAACGACACGGACGGTGTTTTTGCGCATCCGGACCCGATGACCTCCAAGGAGGCGGAGCGGTTCATGGTGCAGTTCCTGAAGCGGTTCGAGCGGCAAGGATTCTACTCCTCCGTCCGGGGCCGCATTCCGCTCTCGGAGTTGAAGCTGTCGCTGAGGCAGGCCGAATGACGCCGGCGAAACCGTTCAAGCGGGCGTTGCGGACGCAGGCGGCCGCGAAGTTCCTGAACATGTCCACGCACACGCTGGAGAAGTGGCGGCTGACGGACAGGGGCCCCGCGTACTACAAAATCGGCCGCAAGGTTTTCTACCTGCCGGAGGATCTGGTGCGGTTCGCCAAGCTGTATTCGCCCGGCCAGGAGAAGTCGGCATGAGCTACACCGGCGAGCGCATCCGGCAAATCAGCGCCGAGGCCCAGGAGGCGTTCTGGGCGAAGGTGGTGGAGCTGACGCCCGACTCCAGATTTGGAGACTTCGATCCGATGGCGGCGTTCAACTTCGAGCGCGTCTGCAACAGCGCCGTGCGGCTGTGGATCGCATGGAACGTTCCCGGCCAGCGGGAGGCGAACCAATGAGGCCCGGATCGTTCGTGAAGGTCCGGGGGGCGGCGCACCTCTACGAGGGCCGCATCATGGGGATCGGCCGGCTGACGCTGACCATCGACATCGGGGACGGCTGCTCGATCACGCTGCGGCGCGACGCGGCCAGCATGGACCCCGAGCAGTGGCATCTGGCTGGTATTCCGGTCGAGGTGATCACGCTGCTGGCTGAAGTCAAGCAACGGCCCTCGCCGGCGTTCGCCGACCGCTTGGCGGCCATCGAGAAGCGCACGCGGAGGCGGCCATGAAGATCCATCACTTCCCGCTGGGGACGATCGTGGCGACGCCGGGGGCGCTGAACGCGCTTCAGGAGGCCGGTGACAATCCGGCGCGCTATCTGAACCGGCACCGCCGCGGCGATTGGGGAGACCTGCCGCCTGGCGACCGTCAGGCCAACCTGCAGGCGCTGGTGAGCGGCCAGCGGCTGCTTTCCGCCTACCAGCTGTCGAACCATGGGCGGATCTGGATTATCACGGAGGCGGACAGGAGCGCGACCACGATCCTGCTGCCGGAGGAGTACTGAAATGCAAATCACCAAAACCAGGAGACGAAATTGAGACAAGCAACCACAGAAGAGTTAATCGCCGCGCGGCTGTCGCTGACCTCCAAGATGCTCGTCACGGAGTCGGCCATCGTGCGGATGCAGGCCGAGTTGAACGACATGAAGGAGCAGCTGCGGCGGCTGGACGGAGGCGAGGCGCAAGCCGTCTCGGCGGTGAGGGTGGGTCCCCGGCGGGGCCGCCCCCCGCAACCCCGCAAGGCGGCCCGCGCCAAGGGCGGCGGCAACACGGGCTGGTCCGCAGACCCGGAGGAGCGCAAGGCTGAGATAGCGAGGCGCAGGGCGGTGGCCGCCGAGCGCCAAGTCGCCAAGAACAAGAGCGCCGCCGGTCAGAAGGGGGCGGCGAGTAAGTGGGCCGCGATGACGAAGAAGGAGCAGGACGCGCACATCGCGAAGATGACTAAGGCCCGCAAGAAGGCCCGCAAGGCCAAGGCCAACGGTGCGCTCATGCCGCCCACGGTGCGGATGGCGCGGAATGCGGAGACGATCCAATGACGCGCCTGTCGAACCGCCAGCATCCGATGCTGAAGGCCTTTGCGGACCACGGCTGCAACTGGCACATGCCCATCGAGGCGGCGCAGCACTACGACCAGCGGCCCTTCCGGTCGATGCTGGTGCAGCAGTGGATCGCCTATACGCCGGGCAAAGGCTTCCATCTGACGCGCAAGGGCAAGGACGCCTGGGACGAATTCCAGCGCACGGATATTTTCCGCAAAGATCCCACGCAGCCGCTGACGAAGCTGTTCGATCCGTCGGCGTACCTGCGCAAGAGCGCGGCATGACGAAGAGGCGCTGCCAATGGTGCGGGGCCATCGAAGGCTCGACGTACGCCGATTACGGCTACCAGCACACTCGGGTGAAGATCCGGCGCGACCCGCGCACGAAGCGGGTGGAGTGCCAGCTTTGCGTCAGGGGTATGCGCGAACTGCGCAGAGAAGCCCGTGCGAAGAGGCCCGCCTCGTAAACGGGGACTCAACGGGCGTTGGGGGGGGGGTCGCTGAGGGGCCCCCCTTTTTCTTAACTCACCAGAAGGAGTTTTTAATGTCGAAAAGACGGAAACAGAAGGCGACGCTCACGCCTCGGCCGGCGCGAAAGACGGAAACCGCAGAGCCCGAGGCCGACAACTGGCTCGAGAGCATCACTCCGAAAGGAGCCTTTCATAAGGGGTTGGCCACGGTGTGGCTGCAAGACATCACGAAGTCGGATGCGGCGGAGTGGCTCTTGCGCGTGCCCGAATATCAGCGCAGCAAGAAAGCGCGCAGTCTCAAAGAATTTCTGGCGGATATGTTGGAGGGTCTATGGATTCCCGACGACGCGTTAGTCGCATTCGACCGCAAGGGCGATCTGATCAATGGTCAGCATGTTCTCACTTCGCTGATGCAATCCGCGCTGCCCAGCGTCTCTTGCGGCGTATTGATCAATCGACATCCGGACGCGTATCTCGGATTTGATCTGGTGCAGCGGCGGTCCCTCGCCGACAACCTGAAGGGCGAAACCACGGCGCCAGGCGCGGTCGGAAAAGTGCTGCACGTCCTGGAGAAGTGGGATCGGGGCGATTACGCTGGCAAGTCGTACGTGAATTCTCGCGAGGGTAGCGTCGCATTGGGCGGGCGGCGCGGCCGGGAGCGGCTGAAACAGAATCCCGGCATCGAGCGCCATCTGTTCCCGAACCCTTTCCGAACCAATCAGGGATACCGCTCCGTGGCGGCGATGCACGCGGCGTCCTATCGGCTGCACGCAATCGATCCGCAAAAGGCCGAGGAGTTCTTCCGCAAATTCACCGAGGGCACCGGACTCCAAGCCGCCGATCCGATCTACGCGCTGCGGAAGAAATTCATGAACATGGGCGAACACGACCGATTGCGCAGCGGCCCGACGCTGGCTCTGATCATTGCCGCCTGGAACGCGTGGCTTCTCGGAGGCACGGGTTTAGCGTTCCGCGTTGGCCAACCGTTTCCTCCAATTGGCGGGCCGCTCGAGGTTCCGGAGTCGCCGCGCAGCAGCAGCAAGGTGCATTGACATGGCGGAACACCAAACGCTGAAAGCCGAAGTGGATCGATTGACTGCCGCCGGCTGGCGGGCTTCGACGCCCGCGAGCACGCCCGGTATCCAGTACGCGTGGATTCGATGGACGCATCCCGACCTGCCCAACAAGAGTTTCTCGCGGAAGCAGGCTCTCAGGCGTCTAGCAAAGGGGCAGTGCTGATGCCGGGGCAACCGGGAGAGGTTCTCATTGACATGGAGGCAGGGAACGTAATCCTGACCATCGTGGACGGCACGCACCAGATGACAATCACGCTACCTCCGGCGCAGGCGCGCGGGATTGCACAGTCACTGATGCGGGCCGCCAATGACGCCGACGCGGAGCGCAATTGATCACCTTCCGCGTGAAGCCGCACGACATCCGCCGGGGCGTGGAGGTGTGCGAGATCTACGCCTCCGACGGGCGTCTGCTGGGAGTGATCTATCCGCAGGACTGGGGCGTGCGGCTGGTGTCGAAGTATCTGGAGCGCGACTCGGTGGAGTACGACGGGCGAGTCTCCAAGGCCGTGAACGTGAAGCTGCCATGAGCAAGCCGCGCGAGAACTTGAAACCGAGCGCAGACCGATATGTGACCGCATCGGAGGCGGCTGACTTTCTGGGGACGACGGTCAACACATTGAATTACTGGCGGGCCGTGGGGCGCGGGCCGACGTACTATCGCCTTGGCCGCTCGATCCGTTACCGTCTGAGTGAGCTTCAGACGTGGGCGGAACAAGGGGTTGTGAGAGGCAAGCGGTGACCCGCTGGCGCGATACTGGTTCCCATGAAGGCGCATCCTAAAGCGGGCCGGGGCGCCCAGAAGGATTACACGCGCAAGGCGTTCGGGAAGGCGCTGGCCGAGCACGAGCGGCGCGTAGGCGCGCAGGTGCAATTCGGGATGCGGTATTACGCCGTGGTGCGGATCGAGCCGTCGAAGGAGCATCCCGACCGTCTGGAGGAGGCCACGGTGTACCTGTTGCAGCTGGGGCCGCTCGAATGACCGTGTTCGAGTTCGCGCTGTACCGCTACGCGGTGCGGGTGATGCCGCCGGCGGTGCTGGCAGAAGCACGCCGCCTGGCGGCCCTGGCCGACCGGGGCAACCGCGCGGCCGCGCAGCAGCTGCGGGAAATGGTGATGGAAGCGATCCGCGTCGGTGAGAAGAGCGCTACGATGGGTGCCAAGTGATCCCGACGGCATGGCCGGCTGACTCCATCGAGCGGTGGCCGCTCGCGCGTCTGATCCCCTACGCCCGCAACGCCCGCACGCACACGCCCGAGCAGATCAAGCAGATCGCCGCGTCGATGCGCGAGTGGGGCTGGACCATTCCGGTGCTGGCCGACGAGGCCGGAACGATCATCGCCGGGCACGCCCGCGTGCAGGCCGCCGAGTTGAACGAGTACGCGGAAGCGCCTGTGATGATCGCCCGCGGCTGGTCGGAGGCCAAGAAGCGGGCCTACGTGCTGGCCGATAACAAGCTGGCGCTGAACGCCGGCTGGAACGAAGACCTCCTCGGCGTGGAATTGCTCGAGCTTCGCGACCAGGGCTTCGATCTGCCGCTCATCGGCTTCGACACCACGGAACTGAACGCGCTGATGCGCGAGGTCGCCGAGGCGGGCTTCCCGGTGCTGCCCGAGGGCGAGAAAGCCCCCTACCAGCAGCTGACCTTCACGCTGCACGACGAGCAGGTTAAGATCGTGCAGGAGGCCGTGGCGGCCGCGAAGAATTGCGGCGCGTTCACCGACGGCCTGAACGACAACGCCAACGGGAACGCCTTGGCGCGGATCTGCGAGCACTACCTGGGAGGCGGCGCATGACCGCCAAGGATCTGCGCGTGGCCGCCATCAGCCGGCGCGACGCCGACAGCCTGATGCGCAATCTGCACTACTCGCACAAGGTGGTGATGAACTCCCAGCTGCACCTGGGCGTCTTTCTCGGCACGCGCCTGGAGGGCGCCATGCAGTTCGGGCCGTCGCTCGACCGGCGCAAGCTGATGACCTTGGTGGCGGGCACCAAGTGGAACGGCTTCCTGGAACTGAACCGCCTGGCCTTCTCGGAAAACCTGCCGCGCAACTCGGAGAGCCGCGCGCTGGGAGTCGCGCTGCGGTTGATCCGCCGGCAATACCCGCAGGTCGAATGGATCGTCTCCTTCGCCGATGCGACGCAGTGCGGCGACGGCACGATCTACCGCGCGGCCGGATTCGTGCTGACGCGCATCAAGCGCAATACGACGCTGTGGGCCGACGCCGCCGGCACGGTAATCTCGAATGTGGGCGTGCGGACGAGCATGAAGGCCATTCAGTCGGTCGCCCGGCAGACGGCCTACAAGGGCGGCGCGGACATGGACCATTTCAAGAACCTGGGCTTCCGTCCGCTCGACGGCTTCCAGCTGCGTTACATTTACTTCACGAACCCCGGCGCGCGGCATAGGCTCACAGTTCCCATCGTGCCGTTCGCGGAGATCCGCCGCGTCGGGGCTTCCATGTACCGAGGCGTCGGTAGTATTCCGGCTGAAACAGCGGTGCTCCACACCGAAGAGGGCGGTTCGACACCGACCCCGACGCTCCAATCCGCCGAGGAGCGGTTCGCATGATTATCGTGCATCTGTACCGAGGCTCACAGTCGGTGAGGGCATGGAGCAAGTATCAGCGTACGACCGAAGACTGGACGCTCTGTGGAATACGCCGTAAAGCCGGGCGGGAGGTCGCCCACGCCACCGAAGACCCCTCCCAGGTATCCTGCGCCCACTGCCTCGATCTGATGCGTCCTACGGCCTCTACGAGGGGCAAAAGCGCCACCGCCTCCCAATGAAGCCGGATCTGCGGGAGCACTCCAGCCCCCCATAATCGCGGCCCCGAGGGCCGCCGACCCCGCGCCAATTTGCGGATCTGCCGCCTAAATCCCTCATTCGATTGCCAATTTTGCATTTGCAAAGTCGGTATCAGCTTTGCTATCATATGCTTATGAGCAAATCACAGAGCAGTACCGGACGAGCGGCCATTCTCCAGGAATGGCTGGGCTTCTTTCATCAGGCCATACGGTTCGGCGCGGATAATATCCGGGCTGGCCAAATCGCCGATGTGCTGACATTCGGAGGTGCGCGATGAGCCTCCCCGAACTAAAGGCGGGCGAGATCCGCCAGATCAAGATGCTACGGGGAGGTTGGGTACATGCCCGCTTTCTCGAAGCGCATCAGAGAGATACAGGCAAGCGCATGATGACGCATTGGACATTCCAGAGCCTCATCAGCGGGCGAACGATCACCATCAAATCCCGCGCCAAGATGCGGGCGCTGCCAGAGCTAAACAAGTGGCTGGCGGGGCCGGGAGGTGCGAAATGAGCCGCCGCACCGGGAAAAGGGAGGAGGGCCGCATCCTGGTGCGGCTCCCCAAATTCCCCAAGCACTGCTGCGAGTGCGGGCGCAAGCTGGATGGCCGCATGACCGACAATCCGTACGGCTGCTGGTCCGTACCGACGATGGTTCCGGGGAAGGGCACATTCTGCACTTACTGCCATTCCAAGTGCTGCGACGGCTTCGATCCGCAGCAGCGGCTGGCGCCGGGGTGCGAGGCGCTGAAGAAGCTGGCGGTCTGGCTGGCGCTTCCCGGCAAGGAGGTCGCATGAGCAAGCGCACCACAAAAGGCTTCACCTTTCTCGGGCCGGAATGGATCGATGACAGCACCCCCGGGGGCCGCGCTGCGGAGTTACATTTCGCGGTGCCGGCCAGCATGGAATCGGAAGTCGATCAGACGCCCTGCATGGCAATTTCCGATCATGGCCGGGATGGCCTCCGACTCAGCTACCAACATGCGACCGAGGCAGGCGGCGATGATTGCGAGTTCTATTGCGGGCCGGATATCCCGCGCGAAATCATCGCCTCCGCCGAGGCCGCGCGCAAGGCCATCGAAGCCCTCGCCGCGCTCGATCAGGATTGCAATGCCCGCACGATCGTTCACATGTGGCTGGAGGACTGCTTCCCGCCCGCCGGTTCGCTGCTCGGCCTCAACAGACCAATCAAGTAGCACTTCCGCCCGCCCGCGTGCTGTCCGGCGCGGGCGTTCGCGTCTCCGCTCCAGATTCCGACCCCTAGCGCAAACTAGTCTTGTGCCGATAAGTCTAGTGGAATCACTAATTTAAAA